TCATCGATTGTCGCCATCATTACCTCCCAGATAATCAGCCAGATCCCCATTCATAGTCGCCTTTAAAAAAGCAATGTCAAAGTGTTGATTCTTCAAACTCTGCAATTGCTCCCAATTATCGTTTTTGGTTCCCTCAAGCTTAAAATCAGAAACCAGTGTTGATAATCCATTGTTTGCTTTAATTGATGAGATTATCATTTGGGAAATGTGATTGTCGGCAAAGCTAAATCCAGTAGTGATTAATAAAGTGTTGGGTTGCTTTAACAATTCTTGAAACTTAACAAACAAATCAAAATACGGCTGTTGATAACTTTGTGAGTACTTATCTGAACTTGGAAAAACCATTATTGGTTTCTTCACGAAATCCTTTGATTGTCTGACTACATTATTTTGATAATCATATTCCCATGTTAGTGAGCCGTGAATCTTCAAAAGATTCATCACACTGGGCTTGTAAATAAGTTCTCTTGTTGAAACATTTGGCACATCTTTAACCAGGTTCCAATCAAACATCGCACCATCAAATTTGGGCTTCTGTGTAAATGAAAAACCATCAAAGACGGTCATAGAGATTGAATCGGCGGCCTCTTCTATTACAGTGTCGTAATTTGTCGTTACTACGTTTAACTTCTTTCCACTCTCAAGCAAATTCGACAGCACTTTCAAAACCGCCGCATGCCTAAAAAATTTCGAATCATAATTATAGGAAGTATCTTTTTTAATTATTTCTTCAATTGCACGGTGAGTATTATCAAATTTGGTCAAATCTTTGGGATTCACAAACGTCTTAAAATGAATAATCCTGGAGATCAAGTCTTCAAAATTAAAATCATCATCGTCTACCTGGAAATTGTACATAACTTTGTCAATAACCTCATCGAGGGTGAAAACCTCGACTTCAGCATTATCCAATGTATACTTACCGTTTTCTAGTTGTTGTTCTGCGTCCTTAGAAATTTGGGAAACCGTTTTACCAAAATTTGCATCTATATCCCCATCGGAAATAACAACACTAGCTCCAGCACCCACCAACAGGACAATGTTATCAAATGGTCGTCGTACAAACTGACGAACAACTTTTGCAATCAAATTTCGAAATTCTTGTTCATCAACGTTTTCTCCATCGTCACTTTTCAAATCCGATCTATTATGCTTAAAAGTGCTTTCTCTTTCAAACTTGTCATCTACTGCGTCAAAAAACAAAATGTCATCTTTGTTAGTCATACCAACCTCCTGGCGCTTAGCCTTCAATTAAGTAACCCTTGCTATAAATCATAAAAAGCTGCATTCTCTTGCTAAGTTGCAATATTCATTAAATATTCGCCTTCTATTTTTCTCGTTCTTCCAATTTGAACATATGTATCAAGTCCACCATTTAGTGGGCTTGTGTTGTTTTTATGTTAGTTGCTACTTAAAAAGTTGAGTCAATGGCTTCCAATTTGGAGAATTTTCGACATCTTCATCCCAAATAGTATTGTTATACTTCAAAATACCGGCTCGATTGTCCGGGCGTACAAACGCGAATTTTTCATCGCCTCCCCATGAACCATCAACATATTCTTTTAGAGCATAAAATTTCATTTCAGCGTACTCATCAATGTTTTGACCTGAAGCACCCTTCGTTTCAATGATGTACGTAATACCATCCTGATCCTTAACCAGATAATCCGGGTAAAAGTCTCTGTTGTTTCCGTCATAAGGAATACTGAAATAATCTGATCCACGATCTTTTGATCGATAAAACCATTTAACTTCTGGAATTTGTTGAAAAGCTTGTTCAATCTGCCGTTCAGGACTACTTTGTTTAATGAAATTCGCCGTTGAATACCCGTCGTATACGTTTCTATCTAGTAACAAGGCATTTTCTGTCTCAACATCAACAACATAACCATCAGGATTCACAAGTTCAACTGGAACATGCAAATACTTATCCGCTTCGTCCTCAAGCAAAAGTTGACTAGTAAAGTTCATGTCCCCAACTCGGGCATCCATGCTTTTGGCAACGTCACGTAGACGGCGTCCATTGTTAATCATAAATGCGTACCACTCCTTTACTGAGAGTGCCAATAGTTGCGGTACAACACCACCTTGCTCACCAGACCTGAACAAATCCATCATCATTGACCGAATGACCTTCGTGTCTTTTCCGACGTGCAAATACGTAGCCAAAGCTCTCAAAACACCTTCTAACTGTAACCCGTGATTACGAGTACGAACAATAGGTATCTCACGCGTGATTCGAGGTAATTCAACAACGTCTTCAAGGTGTCTTACACTACCCGTGGGCATATCATAATGCAACGACGTACCAAATTCGAATCCTTGTTCAGTTAGAAGATCCTTGTTGATATTAGTTTGACCACCTTTAACACCAAACATGATTTCCATTTGTTCCTTAAACTTCTGTGCCACTTCGGGTACATCATTTCCTAAAGTGTCCTTTCGTTTCAAAGAAATCAAGCCGAAAACATTCTTATCCACATTTGGTTTCAAGTAATATCTAACTAACCTATCGGCTGCGTGTCCCTTAAGTACTTCGCTGACATATTTACGATCATTAGAGTAAACAAATGCGTTATCTAACAATGGATTATCATAGTGTTTTTGTTCTGGCATCCTTCGAATTCGGCCAATCGTTTGAATTGTAAAGCGTTCATCAGAATTGAGTCGCAACTTAATAAGAATTTTTGCTCTTGGGGCATCCCATCCCGTCGAAACCGCCTGCTTCATAAACAAATAATTTACAGGACTATTGTTATTTGAAATATCTTCGATATTAATTTTTTCATTACTCAACCATGTTGCCAGTTGAGATTCATCCTGTCCGTAGTCTTCTACCAACACTTTTCGAACATCATCAATTAGACTTTGTCTCTCAGCATTGATTTCTCGAGCTTGCTCTGTATTTCCAGTTTTTTCATCCGGAAATTGAACCAGAACCAAAGGATTAATATCTAATCCTAGGCTAAGATATGCTCTTTTGATTTCCAACCTTTTTTCATCTGCTTTATTTATAAAGTACTCAAAATCCGCGGATTCATCGTCAGCAGACAGATTTTCATTCAGCACAACTTCTCGAGTTATCAAATGCTCTGATATAACATCATCCTCATCAACTTTGACATATTCGGCATGTTTATCATCTAGTGGAGTTGCAGATGCTCGAATCATTGCGACATCCCCAAATGTCTCTAAAAATTCGCGCGCCTTAGATGTTTGATTTCGGTGCTCTTCATCAATAATAATGATGAACTTCACTCCATCCGTTTGTGCTTCAGATATAACTCGAGAGACGCTTTTCACATCACCGTCACGAACTGCAATGTTTTTCTTATTGGTAACTGCTTCCCAGTTAATAAATGTTACTGTTCCAGCATCAAAGCCGCCGCTCATTGCATCTCTCAGATACTGAGGTTTTACAACCTCTGCATTTTGAGAAGTTTTCAGCCATTGTTGTTCTTCCAGTTCGCCTGCCCCAGGGGTCAACCAAACAAAAGCTAATTTATCAGGTGTCTCTCTCAAAATCCGATCCATTAATCGAATCAACATCGCAGTTTTTCCTGAACCAGTTGGTGCTTGCAAAATAATATTTTTCTTACCTAAAGCGACATAATCAAACAGATTATTAATCGCGACATTTTGAAAATCAAAACTTTTGAATGCCATTATATTAATCCCCGCAATTCCATAGCAAAGTATCGCTCAGGAATATCAACTAATTGAACCCCAAGAGCATCTAGCTCACTAAGCTCGCCATTTGAGAGCATATCGTGAACACGCGACCGAATATATAGTACTTGCAATTGTTCATCCTTGGCCACATCCTTAACCTGGTCAAGTGAAGTGACAATCGCATACTTCCCGTTTGCGTTAAGTCCAGTACCATTCTCTAATTCAACCATAGCAGCAACGTGTGCAAGCAGCTCATCTTCAAGTGTGTCTTCATCGTCCTCAACGAACTCCACCTTGAAATACTTAAGATTGGTTGGATGCGCAGGATACACACCGTTAACAGTTTCCTCAATATCTAAGCTCAGTACATTATTATCCACGTTAAATTTTGGCTTAATCTTTTTTTCTGGATTATTTGTCTTGAACTCATCCAACATACTTTGTGCTTTTTCAAGCTCGGTCCGCATCTTATCCACAAAATTTTGGCCTGAGACTGCACTTGACGTATATAAATTTCGAATTCGCTTACTATTTTTCGAACCAGAAACTCCAGTCGAAACACGTTTAATCCGTTCATACGTTACCTTCTCAGCAATTCCATTTTCATTATTTGTGGCTACGATAAAGCGCCTATTTTGGCCATCTTCTTCATTTAGCTCCAAAACAGCTTGCGCGGTCGTTCCCGAACCAGCAAAAAAATCAAGTACTAACGCATTCTCTTTATTGACCCACTTTAGTAGCTTTTTAATTAACTTCACTGGTTTTGGATTATCAAACACTTTTTTGTTATCAAAAAGCTTTTTTAACTCAGTTGTAGCATCAGTGTTTAAAACATCCTGAATCAGGTTATTGTATGGCGAGGTTTTATTGAATGGTTCATCATCATGATCTACCAACAAATAATTTTTATACCTAACTGACCAACCGTTCGCTTTACGCGTTGACGGCGTTATTTCGATAAATCCGTTTTCAACACCCCAATCAAACGTTTCTCGGCTCCATTGCCAAATCCAGCCGTCATTCTCAAATTCAGTTCGTCCGTTAGGATATAGCATCGTCCCATCTGGCGCCTCAATAGGATAATTCATTGAATCACTATATGTTAAGCCACCACGATCCAAAGAATCGAGATAATAACGTCCACGGCGCTCCACATATTCATCGCTCAAATTAAATCGCTTATCATCGTGAGCCTCTGGATCCTGGACGAAAATGTCGTTCCAGTCCGCCTTATTAAGATTGTTCGTGTAAACAAGAATGTACTCCGTTACCCCAGCGATTCCTTTGGCATCATGGGCACCGGTCTTCTTCTTCCAAATCAAATTAGTGACAAATCCATTTTCGGTGAATAGCTCATCAAGAATGAACTTCATGTTTTGATATTCTCGGTCATCAATCGATACAAACATTACACCATTCTTGCTGAGCAACTTTTTGGCGATTTTTAAACGCCGATACATTACAGAAACCCATTTTGAATGTCTGAATTGATCATCCTGTTTAACTATAGTGTCGTTGTAGATTCGATCCTTACCCGTATTGTACGGGGGATCAATATAGATAACATCGACAGTCCCAGCTGACGTTTTTTCTAGTAACTCGAGCGTAAAGTAGTTGTCTCCCTCAATTAAAAAATTAAAATCAGTTGATTCCATTTGATCATTTATCATTCGGTCAGATTTTTCTGTCAAAACTGGAAAAAAGCCTTCGTTTTCTGAAACAAATTCAGCGTGTTCTTCCCAAACAAGGCCATACTTCTTCGTGTCCACTAATTTTTTTATTTCTTTTAACTTGGAATATGTCTCCAAATCTTTGCTTTCAACTGATTTTTCCATCAGTTGATTCACAAACGACAAAGCTGTCGCTCGTTCACTTTCAATAGGTCGTTCATTAAACTCGTTCATGTGATTCATCCCAGTCATTAGTTTTAATTCCATGTCAACATGTATTATACCGCACTTAAGAAAAAGCCTTAAACAAATAAAAAAAGGTAATCTAGACACAAAGTCCAGATCACCTTAAACCAACTATTCAATTACCGCCCCAGTACCGGCAGCCACATATATCCCAACAACCCCGAAATCCTGCGTCTTAATCACAGCCACAACACCCGGAACCTTCCAGCCTAATATCTCGTAATCCAATCCACCAAACTTAGCCGGCTGCAACCTGCCAACCTGATGACCAACACTCCAAGGCCCACCAGCCCGATAAACATTCCAACCCTTGGCGTCCGACGGCAGATACAATCGTTGCACTCGCTTCTTAGGAATCCTCTCCTGACGATCAACCCCACGCAGTTCATCAATCAACGCCACAAACTGCTCAATAGAATACTCCTCACCAAACCATCGACCAACCGGCGAAACAAATCCCTGATGCGTCCCATACCAGTAGCCACGACAGTCAACGTGATCCGTACCGCCCATATTACGTGACACCCAGCCATGTTCCTGCACTCCAGAAAAGAACGTGTTATGCACCTTATACCCAACCTGTCGAATGTTCAATCGCGGATAACGCTTCGAACAATCAATCAACCACATCGCAGCCGTCAATGTTTGTTGCATAAAGTCATGCTTTGAATGCGTCCAAGTCAATTCAAACTGCAACGTATACCCATTCCCGTTTGTACCAGCGCCCCACGCAATCTCATCATCACGCGCGGATGCCAAATTCTCAGTCCCAGAAATATAGTTGTGCGTAAACCCACCATAGATATTTCCACGATTGTAATTTGCTACCGCTACCGCATTCGTTCCACGCGATCCAATCCAGTGCACAATCACCGACTCAGGCTCGCCCACGTTGTATCGCCCACCAGAACCAATCAACCCACTCGGATGCACCTTTTCAGGCAGCGCAACAATCTCGCCCAAGCGGTAAGCATCCAAAATCGCTTTATTAATCTTACTCATCAACCTTCATCTCCTTCATGAATCGTTTTCCAACCTCATTCACACCTACAGCTGACATCCCCGAAAAGCCACCAGCAACCATGTACTGCACCCAATCACCACCGTAATGCCAGGCTACAAAAATACCGACACCAGCGCCCAAAACAAGCGCCAATGCCGGCAAATATCGGTTAAACTTCTCCGTGGTCAAACTCTTGGCCAACACTACCAACTCCGTCGACGTCTTTTCATCACGTACCGCATCAATCAACCGATGCAACTCCAGCTCCAAATGCGCCACACGGCCCAACTCATCATCTTCCGCGAACAGCTTCGTGAACAGCGGTCCGAAAAAGTAAGGAAACACGCCCGCAATAACGGCCACAATGACCGCTGTCACATCAACCTGCATCTAATTCCCTCGCTTTCGTGCTAACACCAGCGTTTGTCGCACCGCAATCATCATCCTCATCACCAGCAACAAAACCGCAGTAAACCACATCGGTGGAATCGTCGTGCACAGTACACACCCCAAATACACAAACCAAAAAATCCCGACCAAATCCAACACATGATGCAACCGTGCCCACCGCAAAACAATGGCAAACAACTTCATCGCACCCAGAGTCATCCCCAGAAAACCAAACGCACCGTTATCCCAAAACAACTGCAAAGCAAACACATCGGGCAAATCACTCACTAACAACTGCAAACCACCGACAAGGGCCATCAACGCCCACACAGTTGAAACACCATGCTTGCTAACTAAATTCCACATCTTAATAATCTCCCGGCATCATATAACTAAAACAAACGTCACCATTCTTATTTGGATCCGCAGCACCATCCCAATTCGCAATCCATAAACATCCTGACGGCTCCAAAATATAACGGGCCCATCGGTTATCCACCACACCATCAAATGTCATCACCCGATTAGGCGCATATTCCTTCGGCAAATAACAAACGTGGTTCCCATTCGTCGACTTGCGCATTCCATTACATCCCCACAAATGCACGTTCACCATGTGCCCATCAATGTCCAATCCATGATGATGCGCCCGCACATTTGGCGCCATCGTAATCGCTTGATGTCGTACTCGACGTGTAACCGCCTGCCACGGTTGCCACTTTGCTCCCGACAAAGCACGATAATACAACGCGTTACGTCCATGCCCCGAATCATGCAATAATTGATACCCGTTATTCGCACCCGGATGAATACTTACGTCCAACACCAGCCAAGCGGCATCTTCAGGAATAAAACGAGGCAAGTTCTTAATCCGCTTTCCGCCGTTCGCACCCCAAACATATCGACCAGATGTCCTAATCGCATTCAAATCAGTGTCAGGCTTTAACTCAATCAATTGTAAAGATCGGGCAGCACCAACATCTGTCAAAGCAAACTCATTCCCAGCCGGATTTTTAATCCCTTTTCGCATCTTCACTTCAGAATGAAATAACGCAGTCCCGTTGATCTGCGTCTCACCAGACTTCACCGAAAAACCATCATGAACTTCCAAACCCTTCATCACCTTCTCACCAAGATGAAAAGTCGTGTGCTTCATAAAATTAACTACATCATGAAACTTCACTGTCTTAAACAACTCAACCAAATTATGAAACTTAGCAACACCTCGCAGATTAGTCTCACCTTTAACTTCAGCTGACCCAGCAAACATCGAATGCCCTGAGTTCACTTTCAAACCATCAAATACTTCCAGCCCTTTATGAATTTTCGCCCCTAAATGCATCACGGCCTGCTTCATGAAACTAGTCGCATCACTGAACTTCACGCCCTGGAAAAACTCAGCCGGTCGATGAAACTTAGCAAGATTCTTCACCCAAATCTCACCCAAGAACTCAGTCTTCGCTTCAAAATACGCTTCCTTCTTAGCCGAAATACCAGCCAAAAATGTTGTCCAACCAGTGACAGCTAACTTTGAATTCAACCGTGTCTCGGTAGCATTCACCACCAAATCAGAATCCAAATTTAACACCACATCCCCAGGCTTAGGCGTAATCCCCAACCTTCGTGACCCGGTATTCAAAATCAGTCCATACTTCGCAAACGTCACACACTCACGACGCATAAACTTGGTAAAATTGTAGTTCTTCATGTCCGATGACCCATAAGCCAATCGCAACATAATCAACGTGTCCCCACGTGTCAAATCACCATCCACAAAATATTGCTTCCAAGCATCGGCGGAATTTGCAGCCGGATTTAACTTCTCTTCAATAAACTTCAACTGCACCTGCTTATTCGTAAAGTGGTAACTATCCGTTCCAGCCGTCCCCGAACTCTCATTCAGCACGGTCAAATCAATCACAATCGCAATTGAACCGGTCTTATTCGGTGGAATCGACACCTTAACTGGCGCATCGTTCTCAACCAACCGGCCTGACATCAACGCCAAACCAGTACCAACAATCACATTCAGTCCGGATGCTTTCACATCCAAATCTTCCCCATAACCTGGCAAAATCCCCTGATTGCCTTGCGCCAAAACATGATAAAGCAACGCATCCTTAGCTGCCGTTACCTTGGCACGATCAAACGTAATTCCCGTAATCGCCATTCTTAAACCTCCACCACCTTATCGACCAACTCAGAAAATCCAGCTGCGACATCCCCAGAAACGTGCACCGACAACGTCATATCAGTCGTAACCTCCCCAGCACCAGTCAATTCATTAATGCGTTGCGCTGAAAAACTCAACCCGCCAGGCATCGCATGACGCAATTCCTCAACAAATGCTTCCAACGCCACTTCAAGTTCAGAGACCATATCTCCCTCTGCAACCGACATTGTTTCTTGTTGCTCACGATATTCGGCAGCCAACATATTCGCCCGTTGTTGCGCCTCATTCACCTCTTCAGCCGTCACCAGCAATTCGTCCATAATATCCCCCTAATCTAACAACTCAGAAAATCGTGATCGTACATTCCCAAACCGCAACTGAATAAAGCGACCCTCAGAACTGTACCGCCACCCCGTCAAAACCGACTTAAACATCGACCCGTCATATATGATGTTGTACTTAAGCCCCATGAAATAATCATCCCAATTCAGAAATTCATTATCGCGTGTCACGTCAAAAGTAATCTCATGACTGTAATGATTACCACGCAACATATCAGCAGCAATCTCTTGATAAGTCGGTCGTCGATCTTCCTCACCTGCCTTTGGTGGCAAATCATAAAACGCCACCCGTGTCCGAGTCGGTTGCCAAACCTTATCATTCGGGTCTTGCACCAGCTCGTTGTCTTGCGTCAAATACCAAACCGACAAGGGCTTAGCCTCTTCCATCGACCGCTCACCCTTCGAATAAATCACCAAATGGTTGGCAGAATTGCTGCGTACCGGCGTGAAATAAACATTCCAATTTAAAAACGTGTAAATGTTGTTCTTAATATTTCGAACCCCATCCACACGTTTAATTTTTGTCTTTATTCGATACTTGCCATCAATTAATTCCAGTCCGTCAAACACCCAAACCACGTGATACTTCTTAAAACCATTAATCGCATACCAAAGTAGTGTTCGCACCACCGGCTCAGACTTACCACCTTGATAGACATGTGACGTTTTCGTCTCACTACAATCAACATCAACACACGTTACCAACTTAGTCGAATCATCAAACAGGTACCGCTTAATCAACTTGTACAAATGTTCCTCAAACGACTTCCCTGAAATTGGCACCGTCACAAATTCAAAACTCAGCAACGAATACAAATCAGTCGCTTTCACCACATCGTTCTCAAATGAATCAACCACGCCAAAATAACAAATCCGACTCGAATCTGTTTCCTTAGCCACCAGAAATTCACCAACCTCCACACTCAACTCACCGTGTAAATTGAACGTGGATTTTTCATTGGTCAAATAATCTTGGTTTATCTCAAACTTGAATGCCTGTGCAAATCCCCGACCCGTACCGTCACGGCCGATCCCCCAAACATTTAATCGCATAAATTTCTCCAAAATAAAAAGCGCCAGCACATCGACGCTTTTTGTCACTATTATATTTTTCCGTTCTCTTTCTCCAGCCACTTACTAAAGTCGACAACATTGTTATAGGTCAAGAAAGTCTTTCCGTTATATTGCGTCTTAAAAAGCCATCCCTCATTCTGTACGGATTCGAAGAATGCCGAAATTTCAGGTTCATTTTTAAACCAGTTTTTCCGAGTCAAAACCACATCAATTTTATCTTTTTTAAAGTTCTTATTATGATTTGCAATTAACTTCAACATCTTTTTTATTACATTAAGGTATTGCTCATAAATAATTTTCAGGCCCGGATTTTTCAAATCATCAACACCATCTGTCCTATACGGAAATTCCTGCATTACCATAATGTCCTTTAAATGCTCAACCCTACTTCCAAGCCAGGCATTTTTTTGAAACTTGAGCGATTCAACTGTAACACCATTACTACGCTCAACAAATTTTGGCCACTCGTCTCCCCCAATATTCATCAATGAAGGAGCAAATTTCAAATCGTTATTATTATTTTTATTACCATCAATACTTCCGTACCTAGCATTGAACAATAATGAAACTGGCGGAACGCCAAATGAAGAATCGAAGGAATACTTGGTGTTCAACAATGGCAGTGCAATGTAAGCATAAAATTGAAACGACTTCCAATATTCATTTTTCCAATTCTTCACTTCGATATCGTATAGTTTTTCAATTTCATGAATCAGTGTGTAGAAAAGCTCTGCCGGATTGTCAGTCGATTTAATCCGCTCAACCAAACCCTTCATCCACTTATTTTCCGGGAGAAAGATTCTCTGATATGCTTTAGAAAAGGTTAATCCTTTAAACAATGCTCTGTCATCCAACACGTATGGATCTCGCAAGACATCGTTCACCTTTGCAGATTCAACACCTCCTAAGACATCGTACACCTTTTCAAATACACCATCTTCCTTTGCTGTTCCTACATTGGCACTAATTACAAGAACTTTAGCGTCCAGTAGATTACCTGCAATACTGTTTGGAATTGTGTGTGACCGTATCGGATTTGCCGCTCCTATTTCAGAAATAAGTTTTTTGTGCTCCTCCGATAAAAAGAAACCATCACTCTCTACGGACAACTCACTAGTATCTGGCAACATTTTTTTAATTTCATTGACCATGTGTTGTCGGTCAGAATATTCAGCTTCTGTCATCCTTTAAGCTCCTACTTATTTATTACACATAAGTATATCAAACAAAACTCGTTTACAAGTTTTCTACACCGTCACCCGCTCTTCACGAACCCGGACATCAACCCGCCAGTCTTTCTTATCAAACATCAAAGTCGCCTTACCAACCGGCATCGTCACAAAATTAGTTTTCGTCAAATCCTGAAACTGATAGACATTACTAGTCGAACCATCCGGTGCAACTAACTGAGCCCGCTGTTCCTGCGGAAAACTAGAGACAACAAGCTTCCAACCATCCTGAATATCAACCCAGTACCCGTCTGTCGCCAACACCTTCTCATTCTGCATCACACGCCAAGAAGGATTCTTAACCGGACCATGAATCGTCACCTCAACCGGTGATCCTTCTGCCGTCCCCAAATACACCGACTGATTATCCACGAAATAATACCCGGTGTATTTGTCATCCCCCTCCTCATAAACATAAGCAAAGGTGTGATACCCCGCCTGCTTCCCAGATGGCACAACATAAACCTTCCCATCGCCAACCTGATCCGCATAACCAGTTCCCTGCATCAAATACCGATACCAAGGCGTCGTAAAGTCAAATTCAATAGTTTCGTCCAACTCATCAAACTCATCAAGTTCGCCCTTAGACAACCCCGATAACATACAATCTCGTAAATAAGTTCCCGCAGGCGTCGTATATTCCAAGGCAATCCGCCCGGCATTCAAAAATCCAACAAATCGCGAATAATCGGCATAAGCCGTCTCACCAAACGAAACGTTCAACTTAAATGACTGCTGATTCACTGCCGACCCATCCACAACATAATTACCATTCTCCCCGAGCATGCGATTAGACAATCCCACACCCAGCCCTTCCGGCTTATAACCAAAAGACTTACCCACCGACAAATTCCACCGGTCGCCAATCCCATTCAACAACGCAAACTCACGCATCAACCACCTCAATCACTAATGTTTCGCACAATAATTTGTTCCAAGCGACGGGCCAAAGCCAACTCATCCATACCTGTACCATCAACGCGAATATTCAACGTCGTTCGGTTACCGTAAGTGTTTGTCACGTTCGGCATCGCAGCCATACCAGCCATCTTCATACGATAAATTCCAGCCATGCCACCACCGAAACCGCCAAAGCCAACTGAATCGCCACCATCAGACCCCTTAAACCAAGAACCAACGTTTCCAATCATGCGCTTAGCCCCGTCAATCGCGCCACGCACCTTATCACCAATCATCCGTCCAATCCCCGACAGTCCACCAAGGATGGCATCAATAATCGATCGACCAATTGAACTAAACGCCCCAATCACACCACGGGCAGCATTCAAAGCGGCATGAAACGCCCCAGAAATCCGACTAACAACACCGCCAGCTAGTCCACCCAGGACACCAACGATTCGATCAATCACCCAGTGTCCAATTTGGCCAAATCCACCAGCAATCGACAACCCAACATTTTTAGCACCGTTCAAAGCGCCTGAAATTAAGTTATGCAACATCCCCGACAGGTTGGCCAAACCATTCCTAAAGAAGTTAATAACGTTCTGTCCGACCTGACCAAATGACTTCGCCACATTCATCGCAAAATCTAAACCAGCCCGCAACTTATCAATAATCCACTTCTTAGCATTCTCAATAGCATCATGAACCTTACGACTGAACCCTTTCACACCATCGGCAACAGCATTAAACTTATCCATTACCCACTTAGCGACATTCTTAACCGTCGTCACAAAGCCATGCAAAATTGGCTCCACGAAGCCTTTAATCTGATTACCCAGTTCCTTGAACTTTTCCCAGCCATTTCGCAACGCCTTGCTCATGTCATCAACCAGCTTCTTACCGGTCTTAGTCTGTGTAAAGAAGTAAATTAAACCAGCAACCAATGCAGCCACCGCCACCGTAATCAACACAGCCGGATTAGCAGCCATCGCCGCATTCAGTCCCAACACCATTGGCTTCAAGGTGTTAAATATCTTCATTCCCGTCAGTGCGACCTTCAAGCCAACCAATGCCGTCACCAGTCCAACAACGACTGCCTTAAACGCATCAGCCCCAATCGATCCACTATTCAACCAGTCAAACAGCTTCAATAAGCCCTTAACCGCAAATTCAATCCAATCAAAAAACTTCTCGATGCCACGTGTCATTTTTGCCACCGCAGCCGACAAGTTTTCTTTTCCAATCATATCCAATATGCGCATAAAACGATCAACGACCGCCGCTTCCATTTGACCAAACATACCTTCAAAAGTTTCGGCTGACTTGGCTGCTTCAACAGCCTTTTCTTCAAACCCCAACTTCATAATGGCATCGTTAAATTCATCAGCAGTAATCTGCCCTTTTTCCATGGCCTCACGGAAATTACCAGTATAGGCACCGGCTTCACGCATGGCATCTTGCAACAACCCAGACGCACCGGGCACCGCATCCGCCAACTGATTCCAATTCTCAGTCGTCAACTTCCCGGCCCCAGCGGTTTGCGTCATCACCATCGCAACCGAACCAAATGTTTCTTTTGATCCACCGGCAACCGAATTCAAGTTACCTGCAGCCTGAACCAGTTTGTCATAACCCTCAACGCCATTCGCTGACAGTTGCGCCGTGGTATTAGCAATCGTCTCAATGTCATATACCGTTTCATCAGCATATTTCTTCACCATCGTCCGAGTCTTGTTAATCTCTTGCTCAGACTTCCCTGCGAACTCCATCGTCGACGTGAACTTAGTCATCGCATCAGAACCTTGCATCGCCTCCCGACGCAAATCACCCAACTTATTAGAAACGACGGCCACACCAGTTGCAACACCACCAGCCACTGCACCAAAAGCCATCGACTGTTTCAAATTGAAACCAGTCTTTTTAGCCGTACCCGACAACTTGCGCAAATCCAATTCTGTCTTATCAATCTGACGTTGCAACTTTCGCCACTCGCCGGTATGAATCTGGTCTTGCCCCAACTTGGCTTGTTCTTGTCGCAACTTAGTCAGACGTTGCTTCGCCGTGTCAGTCATATCAGCCAACAGCTTCGTCTTTCGCTTGGCCAAATCAATATTCTTAGGATCCAACTCAAGTCGCTTATTCACCAACCTCAAATCTTCGCCAAGCTCCTTGAACTCCTTGTTCAATTGCACAACTGACCCAGGCTTCAACTCTTCTATACTTTGCTTCGTCTTGGCCAATTGGCCATTCAACAGCTCATCTTCCGACTTGCACTTGTTGATGGCAATTTGTAATTCCATCCACTTCTTTGTCTTGGGACTACCATTCTCATCAAGCTTCTTTTGTTCTGCTTCATACTCAGCCAACACGCGTTTATTCACACGAATTTGTTCCTCGATATTCGCGTACTTAGCCTTAACAATCTGCAGATTACCCTAATCAAATCGCATTGACTTACTCAGTCCAACACATTCACTTTTCAATAGGCGCAACGCCTTTTTCATTCCCTCAGCACCAGCATCAAACTTAGCTGTATGCGCCGAAAAACGAACCGTGATTCCCTTATTAATCATGCGAATCTCCTTTCTGAGTGCAAAATTAAAAACCAATTAAGGTTTCCACTTAACTGGTTGTTTAAAATATCTTATTTTCGTTGAGAACCATAACCTTCATATTTCGGCTGATAAACATAATGCAAGGAAGCCTCAACTAAATCCAAGGCAAACGGCCCCAAATCAGCGTCCAGTATAATGTCTGTTCGATAGAGATTGTTCAAAATCCACTGTCCTACATTCTCTTCATTAATATCTTCCTTACCTACTAAAGTTGCATCTTTCAAGATTGACGACGCTAAATTACTCTTTGACGACTTTGGTTGATAATGTTGCGATGTATATCGTGTATTGGAATTTGGACCAACTTTTCCAATCTTTAAAAACTCATCTGATTCGTCTGAATAAAAAGTATAAACCGCCATTTTCCCCTTTGGTAATGTCGTTGGTCGTGTATGGCCAATATTCAAAATTTGAAACGAATCATCGGTAATTTCTTTTCCTAACGTTTTAGAAACTTTACTAATGATATTTGAGAACTCATTTTCAAAATTCATCTTTGTCTCCCCTCTAAAATCTACATACACTCTATACGTCTATTTTAAATTTATCAAATCATATGTACACTGCCGACTATTCATCGGCAGCAATAAATCGTCCCAACGTCGCACTAGAAACCGGTCGCGTTTCACCCTGTTCATCGTCATCCTTAGCCACCAGCAACAACACCTCCAACAAATAGTTAAAGTGCAACTGCTCAGCCCAGGCAATATCCACCCGTAGCTTAATCAACGCCCGATAGATTTCTAGTGCAGTTATTGTTTTGACGACTTGCGAGGTTTCTTCACCTTCGTCTTAACAGCATTGTGCTTAGACAACTCTTCGAAAATATCAAAGAACGACTGCACATTTACCAACTCCATCAACCAAAGCGATTCCTCAGCCCGTTCGGCCGTCTCATCACTCTGCACCAAACTTACACCATTGGTCTCAGCATAAAGCACTGGCATAACTTCCAGCATGAATGTGTTAATCACCGGATTCGTCATCATCGGTAGCATCGCCACCTGTTCAGCCTCAGTTAATTCGTCATAATCACGTCCATCTAATCGGTCATAAAATGACGCCACTTCTTCAACCGCATGCTGTAAATCATCGTAAAACAAACGATCAGTTCGTTGCTCATACATACGCACCGTGTTCAACGTGAACGCAAACCGAATCACGTCCTCAATAACTTTGTCATCCCCATCAACATAATCATCATACTGCACCGGAATCTTCAACATGGCTTACTTGCCCTCCCAGCGTAGCACCGTCTTGGTGTGCTTATCAAAATAATCCTTATTCTTAGGCGTCCGACGAATCACAGCTTCCGTGACTGGTCGCTTCAAATCATCAACCTCAATACGTGACGGAATAGCCGACAACTTGATTTCTAATTCTTGCAAATCTGCTTCTTCCTCATCCGTCTTTGCATTTGAACCTGGCTCTTCGGCAATAACGTCATACCAAATATGCAACTCTTCATAGTCCTCGCCAGCGTCATTTGCCACCAATTGCTTGTACATCCAAACAAACGGCTTAGGCTTCCCCGTATCTGTCACCATTCCCTGTGCAGAAATACGCTTACCCAAATGCTCCAACGCAAACTTCTCTGGAATTTGCATCACGTTCATTGAGCCATCCCCACGACGGGCCGAAAATACCGTCAAATGCTCACGCCCATCCGCAAACTTCACCTTCTTCTTGCGCTTGGCATCAATCTTCGTTGATACCACGCCCACAAAATCATTCACCGGGCCAAACCCATTTTCAGTAATGTCAGCCCATCCACACCAAATCAGGTCGTGCATTCCCTCGCGTACTACCATGTCTTACCTCACCATTCTTTTAGAACGTCATCAATTAAATCTTCCGCAGCCTGCAAGTATACTTTCTGCGCTACTTCAAACGCCGGCTTAATGTGATCCTCACCCGGTGACCAATCACCATGTAACACGCCATTTCGATCAATCACAACGTGACCATTCTCCAACAAGTGCGACATCGAATCCCGTTCACCTTCGTTGTAAACCACCACATCGTCTCCATCCACCTCGGATGTCCACCCGTCCGCATACTTTCCCGTCCGGTTAAACTGTGCCGACGCATTCTTGCGCACCTCAGACACCATCTTCTGCGTTGCCCGTTGTTTTACCGACTGCATGCCACTTTTCAAATCCGGCTTACGACCAACAGTCGATTCAAACCCAACTTCAATATCCATCACTCACCACGCTAAATCCGAAAAGATTTCCAGCTGATAATAATCACCGAACCAGCCATTTTCTTCCTTCACCGCCACCTTCTTCGGGGTCACCCCAAACGTCTGCCACATGTAATCAGCGACACTATCAAGCAACTCACGATGATAATGTACAATCTGCAACCGCATCCGATACCACATCACCTGCGTCCCTCGGATTGGTTTGCGATTATCTCCCACAAAATACACAATCGCGTTCCCCGAAACCAAATCTAAATTAGCCTCGCGCGTCACATAAGTCACTGGCGCCTTGAGTGGATTTTGCGACAACCACTTCTGAATATCCTTTCGCTTATAAACCTTCCGCATCACAACGCCTCACCAATCTCAATGTACGAATATCGCCCCGACTTGCTCAGCGTCACCCGATTCAAACGATAGGATTGTCCCCGCCAAACCACATGCTCAATCCGTTCGTTTTGCCAGTCACCTCGCACCCGAAACCTAGCCGTTAAACGCAATTGGTCCAAATGAGTCTCGTCCAAACGACTCTCGAAAATCTTCTCCCGCGTTGCGTGCATCCTGATCGTCTCGGTCTCCAATCGTCGTACCCCGTCGATAATGGTACTGCCCCGAACGTGGAGGATTGAAAGGCTGGTCTTTTTGCGCAACATCAAATATTCCTTTCAACATGTACAACAAATCCACATACCGTGTCTGTAAATAATCCAGCGTCGCAACACCCGTGATTTCACCACGGTCAAAATTCAACGTCAGATAGACTTCCAAAAAATCCAGCACCAACGATAAATAACCCTCTTGAAACGACTCCAAGCACAGCACATCATACTGACTTTTCACGCTGCTCAAATTTCCCACAGGCACACCATTCATTTGCAATGTGGCGATACCAGAACTAACCATCGACATTAGCTTTTGATCATAACTGTCGTCATCAATTTCAAGTCGCTGCTTTAAGTCCCACAACACTTCACCGTTGTGTTCATCATCATAGTATTGAGGGGCACGAACTGAATAATCTTCCGGCTCATCAAAATCATCGTCGTACATCGACTATTCCTTCTTACCCTTCTTCTTCGCCACCAAGTAACCCGCTGACTTAGGCTTCATCAGTGCACCACCTGAATAGATTTCTTGCAGGAATTCATGCTTATTGACGGCCAACACAAAGTTCTCATGCGAATCAATCGTCTTGTCCCCAACCAACTTGTACGCCTTACCCACAACTTCAATCGCCAAGGCATCCGTGTTTTCTTCCGTAAACCATTCCGGCGTGAAAATCTTCTTAACACCCAACAACGCTGCAAAGTCCGTTCCCAAAGGATATAGGAATTGCCCCACCGGATTCTTTGCCACCTTCATCTTGCCCAACGTCTGACGTGACATAAACAAATAGCGATCACCTTCTGCCGTAATCTCGGCGTCTAACAACACCAAGTCCGTCATCAAGTCATCGCTAGATTCCTTCTTAGTCACATAAGCCGCATCCGCCTTAATCACCGGCTCAAACGTCTTAATCTTGTACTTATCATCGTCAGCACGGCCATCCCCAATCACAGCCGCACGTTCAATTTCAGCCACCAAAGCACGTGGCATTTCCTTCATCAGGTACTTCATCAAAGCACCTGTCTCTTGATTCTCCTTCAATGTTTCCTTATCAACCTTGAAGTAATCAAAGATAAACATCGCGCGCACTTCCTTGTCCTTCAAGGTAATATCGCGTTCATTCTTCTCGTTACCCTTCTTGTGCCCACGCGCACGCCCAGATGCCGTGTTCATCGCTGAACGGTACGTCACCAAACCAGTGTGATCAAACACCGCAAAGATTTCACCAGCATTCTCGAAGGCATCTTCAATCGCCGTAATCACACCCTTTGGCAGCAACAACTCAGAGTTCGTAATCCCCTTAGTTGCCAATGACTCTTGCCAAGCCTTTTGAACATCTTCACGATCTTCACCAGCCGTCTCACGAATCACCGTTTCAAAATCAGCCATCGCTTGCTCGGATGCCAAATACTTCTCAACATCAATCGTCTCGGCCGCCTTCTTCTTTTGCATTTGCTTCGCCCCCTTATCAGCCAACGCCTTCACCTTAGCTTCTTCCTCTTCGATTTCTTCTTCCGTCTCAGCCAACTCCGTCTTAGCAGCATCCAAAGCAGCATTCATTGTGTCACGATCCGCCTCTAATTGCGCCATCAACTCCTCGTTCGTCGCTTCCTTGACCTTCACACGCACTGACTCCAAATCCTTCGTCAAACTTGCAATCGTCCCCGCCAAATCACTTTGCTTCTCACGCAATGCCATCAATCCCATTAGTTAAATCCTCCTAAAATCTCAGACCGACGCTTTTCCAAGCGTAACGCCTCTAACTCTTGTCGCTCACCATCATCGAGAGACTTCACATTATCAATCAACGCCTCACCATTCGCCGGAATCGTGACGACTGACCCTTCATAAACATCGGCTTGCTTAATCAACCAACCACCAAACGGTCGATCAGGGTCAAGTGGCTCATAATCCTTAATGGCCATCCCCACTGACATCGAATCCAGCGCACCCATCTTAATCAACGCATGCACATTCACCGCTTCCGGATCAGCTTCATTAAACTCACCGACCACCCGCAGTCCCTTGTCATCAACTGACAAAGATAACTTTCCCATCACCTTGTTACGGTCATGATTAAACAACATCGGCACCACCGGATGCTCTTTCACCCAAGCATCAAATGCCTTAGCTTCAATCACATCCCCATCACGGTCAGCATTGCCAAACGTCGACAAATAACCGGTAAATGAAAAGCCGGCAGATTCATCATCCACCGACTTCAACGTCAAATCTTTAATTCTTGACTGTACCATCTTGCCCCTCTCCTAAGCGCACCGCATTCTTATTGGTCTCAAAGACATCACCGCCCTCATAACCACCGTAACCAAACATCTCACGCAACTCGTTCGAATTAAAGTTACCCGAATATTTCTGCTTAAACATAAACTCATTCAAATCACGCAACGATGCCACATCAAACAGATCCATGTAAACCATTATCCGATGTCCTTGCGTTCGCTTCGTCTTGGTAAATGCTTTGCGATTAATTTCTTCAGCAATCACCCGCATGTACACCTTCACCACACTCTGGAAATAGGCACGATACTGCTGCTCAGAATAATCAGCCGTAAACAACTGTTCATTTATCCCAAACGCATGATAAAGTTGCGCCTTTAAAAACGCCAACTCTTGCTCCGAAACCGTATCGCCATATGCATTCTTCAGCTCCTGAAACTCTTCACCTTGCTCCAGATAACTCACACCACCAGACTTAGCCGTCGCATAAAACGAATCCAATCGAACCTGCATACGACGCTCCACGTCCGCCGTCGCCGCTCTCGTCGGCAACTTCAACAACCCGCGAACCGAATCATCCCCATTCAGTTTAGAGCTCAACGCAGCCAAGTTATCATCAATCAACCGTGTAATTTGTCCCAGCTGTGATGAAATATTTCGCTTAGGATTCTCAAACACCCAAACATCATCTACCGACAATCGATGCTCAACCCCATCAATCGACACCACCAACAAATCATCATCCGTAATGCCAACCTTGCCATCAACCAGCTGCAGTCGCTCAACCGATGCCCCATTCATCACTGGCACAACGACCGCCACCTGATTCATCAACATCGTCCGCACAACATTCGCCCAAAATACAAAAGGTGCCTCCGAAACATTCGGTGACACCCCACAAACAGTAGCCAAATCAGAATGTTCAAACCATTCCGTCTGGTCAGCCGACTCCACCTGACGTGTAATCCGAATATGCTTAAACCGCATCATCGCCACATCAGTCGCAATCTTGTTATAAATATTGTCCAAATAAATCGAATTCGACACCCAATACCGATGCCGGGCCCGAATGCCATGATAATCAACCACCGACACCCCAGACCCACGAATCCGATCCAACATTCCCGAAAAGAATCCCAAATCATTTACCTCGTTTCGCTTTTTCCCATTCTGACTTAAAGTACAGCGTCCCGCGCGCATTCATTTGTTCCCAAGCCAATTCAAGGCCCCTCAGTCCGTCGTGATTAAATATCTGAATACCCTCAATCATTCTCTCCTTGTCATCAGACGTCCCTTGAAATAAAATCTCATCCGCCATACCTCTCATCGTTTCAAATCTCGATTGAAATGAAAAATGAGCGTTCTCCACGGCGTTTAAACCATTAATCACCAAAGTATTATCTAACGACTCCGGAATATAAAGTTTCAAGCGATCACGCGATTTCTGTACAGAAACACTCGCCTCAATCATTTGATCTTCAAACTCACTTCTCCATAACGAAACCTCATTAGTAGTTAATAATTGGTTGGAAGCTAATTTAGGTATATATGAATTTAAAAACCCTTGACTGAGCTGGGCCCAGTTCAATGATTTCTCTTCATAATCTGAAATTGAATCGCGAACCGTTTTCATCCAATCAATTCGACTTTTAGAACGAATATCTGCGTTCATCTTTTTCCTATCCCAAATATTGTTAACAAACAGTCCCACTACGGCCAGAAGGACAGAGATTCCCACCCATTGAAAATGGTATTGTCCGCTCTTGCCAGTGTAAAACCAAAATTCTGGTGACTTCTGATTAACAAAATTCCAGAATAAAACGGCTAGTGAAAATAATCCACCTACAGCCACAAGCGTTGACAACTTTTTCAAAGAAATTCTAGATTTGCCAATACGGTATTTAAGCAACCCCCACCAAGAATCATCGTAAAAATCCGCGACACTCGTTTTCACCCCTCCAAGACTGTGGCCTTTAGCAACTTTAATCCATTTTGTGGGTTTCGGTAGACGATTAAAAGTATTCCGATACTCAACCAAAACAACTCGTGCGAGCGCGTACACCTCAACTTCAGTTCCCAGTAGCTTCGTATGAAATTGTATATCCGGAATCTCAAGGTGCCAAACTTCACCACCACTGGCTAACTCCTCAACTTTATAAAACACAATCGGATATTCTCTAACAAGATACAACATAAAAGTCCCCGTGATAATTTTCGTTATTAATAATAATAACCCAAATTATCTCGATTTTTTTCAAATGCCACAAATGCATCCAACTGACTAACAAACACATCAATCTTATTCTTCGCCTTGGCCTTATTCGGAAAAATATTTCCATTAGCATCCATCCTCACCACCACATTCATATGATTCCAAGTCGATACCGGATCATCAAACAAAATCTTCCCATTGCCCAGTAGTTCTTTGTACACCTTCATCGGCTGACTGAACGTCTTGGTCGTCTGCGTCACGTTATAACAAACATCCCCATAAACCTGCGTAAACATCGACACAATTTCACCCGCAGACCAGTCATCATAGCCAATGACAATCGGTAATATGTGACGCTCTGCCATGAAATTCTGAATATCATTAAATATATAGCTTTGCTCGTTATAATCCTGGTCATGCAAAACTAAATGACCATTCGTTTCCCACTCAAAATACTTGTCCCGCTGGTCTTTTGGCAACTTTTCTACCCGGCACCGTGGCATGTATTTACGATTAACGAAGTACCGATTTTCACCGTCAACCTTCATGAACGAAACCGAGCAAATGTCATTCACAGCTGACAAGTCTATGCCCATTGCGACCAGCACATTATTCTCAGGCGTCCCAACAAACATATCAGAATCGAATTTTTCTCGGTTGCCATACACCTCTGTATTGGTGAAATAACTCAAGTAGTTGTTCACGGGCAAATTGAACGTCTTGGCCATTAACTCAGCTTGCTTCGCGGGGTCGTTCTTCGATGACTCAATGTCACGATGGATAGCTTCCTTTTCAGTCGTAATCCCCAACATCGGCATCGACTTCTGCCACGTTCGATCATCTCGAATCTCGTCGGCATCATCTAGTTGATAAATGAACGGCATCACTGTGTCGTCATTCATCTTGCCTTCGAGGATGGCCACCCAATCCGCGAAGTATCGGTCGAATACCTTTTCACGCTTCGTTCCGTTGGTCGATAGATACCAGGTCATCCAGTTCTTACGCTTACGACTCGATCCGTCATTCACCACCTTCAGAAAATCATCGTCAAAAGTATGTACCTCATCAAATAGGTTGTAATGACAATTCGTTCCGTCCAAAGATTCATAGTCCGAGGTCTTAATGCTCATCAAAGAATTTGTAGTTTCGTATAGCAAACCTCTCTTTGTACTACGCAAGATGTCGGCATCAACCATCATCTTCAGTAAGGTATCATCTCGACTTGTCATGGCGCGGGATGCGTTAAACAGATATCCTGCTTGATCTCTGTTATATGCAAGCAACTGCACATCAGCCCCGTACTCACCATCCATCAGCAAACCCACCATCGCAATCGCTGACCCTAATGTCGTTTTGCCTGACCCTCGGGCCATGATGATTGGCACCTCATGAATTAGGCGGCGCTCCTCTTGCACCGTGTACTCAGCCATCGTTTCCGGATTTACTTTGGTCACGGTCGCATTTGTGTAGAACCCCCAAGCAACCTCCAACCAGACTTTTTGCGGTAATGACAAAATCAACTTGCCACTAGCCCCTTTTGTCTGTGAGGTCTCATTTTCGATAAAGGCGATTCGCCGGTCTACTTCCGACTGTTTGAAAATGTACTGCTTTTTGAAACGTTCCACCCGTTTGATTGCTAGTTTTACCAAGCGTCCAACGACTATGTCCCCAGATTCAATCAGTTTCACGTATTTATCAAAATGTTTCATAGCCCTTAGCTCCGTTCAAAATCATGGCTCAAATGGCTCATTTTCAAAAATTGCGGCTCGAAAAAATTAGGGGAGAGCTACACAGCACCCTTCCTCCGTTCTTCCACTAGGGTGTCACCCAGGTAGTAAGGGGGGCTAGAACAAATTTACTCGGCGTTCTTTTGGCGGTTCAAAGCTCAAATCTTTGCCATTAAACGTCTTTTGGTTATGTTCTTCGAGTGAAAGTAGCTGTAAGTTGTCCAAACTTAACGTGATACGACTGTCCAAGTAGTTGCTAGGTGTTACCGGGATGATGTGATCAACAATAGACTTGCCTTTAATCAACCGCCCACTCATATCACTGCGCATCCCCTTCATTCGTCTCACTTCATCTCGTAGCTGCTTCCACTCCTTCGAGTTATAAAATCGACGTTGCCATTTTCTAAACCAATCCGGATAATCTCGATCACTCCGCCTCATTGTCACCCCCTGAATATGATGCTAACTTCTGTTGAATCATTGTTCCCAAGTCCATCGCACCCTCTGACGCTCTGATTTCAGCTGTGAGCTTTTCTAATCGCACTTGTGATAGATTATGATCATCGGTGTTCCAAAGCTCAGGAAGGCGATTTTTCAAGGCAAAAGAAATAGCGGCTAAGTCAGCTTGCACTAACCGCCGCTTGGTTGTTGTTTTGGATTTGACCACAACACCGGATTCATCTTTTGTTTCTTCCTCAATGATTTCAACCGTCATTAAACGATCATGCAACTTATCAAACAAGGACGCTTCTGCTAAGTTCGCCATAGCCACCTGCATGTTTAACTCTGCATCATTTAATGCTTCGTCCAACTCAGGGATTGTTTTGCGATACTTCTTCAGCGTGGAAAATCCCACACCCAACTCATCAGCAATTTGTTTGATTGTTGCGCCATTGCGTCGAAGTCGTTTGATGTTTTCTAGTTGGGGATGAATTAAGGTTTCATACTTTGTAGCCATCCCCATTCACCTCACATAAAAACGGGTGGCCATCGCTGACTACCCGTTTCGTTATTTTTCGACGTTATCAGAATACCGATTATTTCGTATCGTCAGCATCCCATGTCTGTACCACATTAGTTTCAGCGACTTGAGGCTTAGTGTCATGTTGATTCTCTTTGTTCATATCCGCGATAAACTCTTCGTTTGTACGGTCATCAAACTCCATACCTAAATCCGCTAACTCTAGCTCTCTGGCCTTACGCTTTCGCTTCATAACTAAGTATGTTGTTCCCGTAACCAATGCGACGCCCGCTGCGACCGCCGCATAAATTTTCCAATTTGATTTCGGCATTGTCTTAACAACTTCCTCTGCCACACCAGAAGTTTCTGCTACTTGCGCCACATCCGCAACTGCGTCTATCACAGATTTTGCATTTTTTCCGGCCGCCATACTTTGCCCAATTAAATACTGGCCATTGTCTCGAACAAATTTCCCCGTCACTACATCGCGAACTCTTCTAGCGCCATTCGATAAAATCTCTACACGAAAATCTTTCGCGACACCCATCAATGCCTCGTCTTCCATAATGTTCCCTCCCGCATAATTCCCTAAATTATACCATGCAAAAAACCAGGTTTTAGCAATATATCCTCGCTAAAACCCGGCTATGTTATATGAATCTTTTTATTGCACTGTACAGTTCAATAAATTCCGTAAAAGCACCTTTTTTATTCCGATAGTATGTTGATTTCGACTGATTAACCCTAATCATAATTTGCCAATCATGCAGATGCTTCTGATATAAATCAATCAAAATATCACGATGTCTTCTCGTATCGTTAGTCATAACTGAAAAGACAGTTTCAATCGCCTGTACATATTTTCGAGCCTCAACATAATCGGCAAACCGCTCATCCATCTTATTATCAATAGATCCACTTCGGATGCCATCCCCATCGAACGAAACCGCAGCAGGTAACACCTTATAAAGTGCCGCCTTTTGTTGCATCCGTTGATAGTCATCGGCCAAATACTTCTTGGCTCGGTTCAATGTTTCTTTGTCAAACTCCTCCACATGAACCTCCCTCAATAATCACTTCATCACAATGTGGTTAATGACAATCAGCAAAACAGACAGATACACAACCCAAGCTGCAATTCGCATCGCCGGATATTTTGACCAAACACCAGTTACCAGCAAAAACTTCGTCATCGTAATTGACCCGATCAAAAACACCAAAGTCAAGATTAATTGCCAGGCATATTCACTCATCAGTATTTGCTCCAATCTGTATTCAGAATATCGACGTCCGTTGGAATATCTACTGTGTCAGCTGAATTCGATTGCGAATCAAATGGCTTATTCCGTTCATCCCACTTTAACCGCTCTTGAAACACATCGGCCATCGTACTGATGCCAGCATCTTGCCAACTCTTCAGAATTCCCTCAACATATCCCCAATTACGCTTATCTGCTTTAACAGCTGTTGCCACCGCATCATCAAGCATCAATTGTGCCTGACCTTCATAAGCAAATTGAAACCACTCACCAATCGGCAACAATAACGTGCCGATAACAGTCTCACTTGGTTCAGGCAAACCAAGTTCCTTGAATGCCTTTCGCGCTGCTTGCGCCCATGTATGACTGATTGATGTGTTGTTGTTGCTGAAAGAATCTGACTCTGTCTCTTTATCTATGTCTAACTCTGTCTCTAACTCTGGTGGACGTTCGTCGGACAAATGTCCGGACATCTCCAATTGCTTACGCTCCTTGAGTTTCGCACGGTACGCTCGCTTACGTTCGGCCTCGCTGCTTGTCTTACCAATGTGCTCTTGAATGTCCAAGATATAAATGGTGCCATCAGCAAAACATTGAATCAACTCCATGTTCTCTAAGATATTGATTCCACGCTGCACTGTCCCTACTGACATCCGATATAAGCGAGCGAGTAATTCAACCGTATACGGGCGATCCTCGCTGTATCGCAGCATGCCATCCCCCTTCAAAGACAACAACATTAGCTTGAAGTAAAGCACCTGATAAGCGTACCCTTCCTCCATTGCCTCTAGTGCTACCATGCACTCACGATCAAATGTTGAATCCTTGAGTCGGATGTAATAATTCTTTTTATTGTCCGACATAGTGTACTTTTCACAAAAATGTGTGGTATGATACCAAAGTTAAAGACGAGACTGTCCAAGTCATCTTTACGTAATCCGCAATTGGTGCCAGCCATTTGCGGATTTTTTGTTATCATCGCCACTTTCATGTGGTATAACTCCTTTCGTATTTTCAGGTGTGAAGTTCCTCCCTCACCCCAAGCAGCAGTCAACCCAAATAATCTTATGCAGTAAGGGGAGTTGAAATGATGTCAATGGCAGTATGTTGACTGCTGCTGGGGATGAGTGAGGATCAACTTTAATCCTGGTAATTAATCGCTGCTTGAATACCCGTCTTAACACGAGCAACCAAGCGCTTTAGCTTCTTGATTAACAGGTTCTTAACTCGAACCATTCGACGTCGTGAGTTGATAATAATCATGATTAACAAAAACGTGACCATAACTGTCAGCAACATCAAATCGAGATATTGAATCATTCGTATTCCCCCTTTGGAAATTGCACACCACGCGCAGCTGCCTCAGAGACAAATGCATCAAAGCTATCTCGTGCCACCAACCATCCCCGTGATAACTTTAAAACGGGTAACGATGGTGCAGTCACGCGCATCAACACATTACAGATAAATGGTTCTGAAACGCCTGCGTAAAGTGACAACTGTCGCTTATTCAGAAGAACTGGCCATCCATAATCATGGTAAAACTTCAATTCATCCAAATCCTGTTCTGAATACTTACGCATTGCCATAACCCACACCCCCTCCATGTTCTAAATCTAAAACATCTAAGGTCGCCCGGATAATTGCATTATTCTTTGCACCGCGTCGTCCCGAACTCGGACCATGATGTAGCGCGCGACTGATTTCGCTCTTGTTGTTCACTGGGTTCATCCCCGCATCTAAACGATGATTGATTTCTGGAATCAGGTCTGTGTAGGTCATCCCAACAGTCTTCATCTTCCACAAAACAGCGTCCACCAGTGGCAGCTCTTCAAAATTCATCGCTTCCTCCCTTCGACTATCGTCACATATTTGTGTAATTAAGTTTGTTAACTCGTTGACAAGTAACAATATTGTTACTATAATCGTAAAAGTAAAAGCGTTATGGAAACGCTTGAATGTATCGAAAGCCAAAAAAGGCAATCGGTTTATTCAGTTGTACGCTGTAACGAGTTACATAACTTGTTTACAATGACTTAGTGTATAGTTCTTTGAAATGCCTGTCAACTGGCAATTCCGAAATTCTGTACACACCATTGTGAGAGAGGAGGAAAATTTATTGTCTAGTCTAGACCGTATTAAGTCCGTACTTAATGAGCGCGGAATGTCACTACGGGAACTAGCAGATAAAATCGGCATCAATGAAAAGTCTGCTTACCACTGGTCTAAGAATCGACCAAGTGGCAGCCAACTTATCAGCATCGCCAACACCCTTCACGTTTCAACTGATTACATACTTGAGCTATCCGATGACCCAGTGCCTAAAGAGCACGCAAAGGCCATTGAGATGATTCTAAGTACAGAGAAGTTAACATTTGGGGCTGGGGATGTATCTGATGTCGATTCTGTCGCAATCCTGGAATTTCTGAAGAATTACTTCCAACGAGATCCAGTGGGTATCGAAACCGTCGCCAAATTTATCAGAAAGCAAAAAGAATCTTGACACTAAAAACTCTCTCTAAAGCAATAGATACTGTGGGGCCTGATATACTCGCCCTGATGCAGTGGTATGATTTCAAACACACTATCATGCCTGAATCAGTCGTCCCCGAAAAGTCAGTACTCGCATTTGTAATGCCCGCAGTGGATTCGTGTTTTTTAACTGCTTGGGCAGAACAATCTGCATACTACTACTTTATCTTTTGTCACGAGTTTGGTCATCTCATTTTGCACGGGGATCGTCCCCAGAAGAAAACTTGCACGGAAGAATCGTTTATCCATCCAGATGAGTTAGAACTTGAAGCTAACTTGATTGCCGGCAAATTAGTTGTATTACAATACATGGCCTTTCATCCGTCGAACGATGACATGCCAACTGCTCATGAATTCATGGGATTCCTAGAATATCCAGATTTCTTAGAACCGTATGTTGCTAACGCACTAAAACTGTTTGCCCGCTATTTCTCAGGCACAAATAAAAATAGCTCTCATCCGCACCGCCAAGCACAAATCGAGAGCTACCTTGTCCACTAAAATCCGACCTCGAGCCGGCGTTTTAATGTGCCTTAATTTTATCACAGTCGGTCAAGGCGATATGTGAAGCATTTTAGAAAGGAACCATATATGGCTAGTTTTGAGAAGCGTGGCAAAAAGACCCGCGCTATCGTTTCATACACTGACATGCAAGGAAAAAACCGTCGTGTATCAAAAACATTTAATACATTGCGAGAGGCCAAGGCCTGGGGAGCCGAAACAGAAAACCGCACTAATCACGGGGAACAGCTGCATGATGGCAAGCTACTCTTTAACACCTACTTTCGCCAATGGATTGTTACTTTTAAGAAAGGTACTGTACGCGCCTCTACTTATTCCCGATACCAAACAATTGCCAATGTGATTGACTCGATGTTTTTGAACGTTCCACTAGAAAGTCTTACGTCACAATTTTTGCAACAACAACTCAATGTCTATGGTGAAAACCACTCACAAAAGTACATTCGTGATTTGATTTCAATCATCCGTCAGTCATTAAAGGATGCTCATGCAGATGGCATCATTCAACGCGACATTTATTCGCGTCTTGCGCCTCGTGGTATCGTCCATGATAAGAAGAAAAATTGGTTAGATGAAGCCGACATCAAGAAGTTGCGTGCATTCCTATATGACCACAAATCAGAGATGCCTAATCATCCCTTTTATCTCGCCGCATTAATCGCTCTCGAAAGCGGGCTGCGCATCGGTGAAATTCAAGGGCTCACAAAAGAAGATTTCATTGATAATCGAATTCGAGTGAACAAGGCTTACTCTGCTGCATCAAAGTCAATCACCGAACCAAAGACGCATAATAGCCGTCGTCAGGTTGTCATCCCCGATCAACTAATCGAAACCGTAGCATGGTATTTCAAGACTACTGAGGAATTCGACCTTATGCCCATCAAGTTAACTAATGCTAAGGTCACGCTTTTGATGCGTGATTTGATTTCTGATTCTGAATTATCTGAAGCAATTTCTTTTCACGGATTACGTCACTCTCACGTCTCATATCTTCTTCATCGCGGTATTGAAATTGAATATATTTCAAAGCGCGTGGGTCACGGCAACGTCAGTGTCACAATGGATTATTATGCACACATGCTGAAAGAAAAAGAGCTAGCCCAAGATGAGCTAGCCCTTAAATTCCTCGAGGAAATTTAA